TGATCGCTGAGATCAATATTTTGATCTCGGCAAACGCCAGGAAAAAATCCATCGTAACGTCGGCGGTCAAGGAATCTCCACCCCAGCTCTAGCTCAAACATACACTCAGTGAAACATCCACCCTCGTCATCGCGACCAACAACTATCGGCCAATAGCGTTGGCAACGTGCGAAAGCAATGCCCCCAAAACCGTCGTCAATTCACTCAGTACGCTGAGGCCAAAGCCGTACTCGGGAAAAATTCCGAATTTGGTATCAGCTGTGAGTTAGCAGCGGATTTGGCACCGACCAGGACCTTGCAAGAGATTCGGAGTTGACCGCTAGAAGCCGCGGCCGACGGATCTTTCGAGGGTTCAGCGGCACTCAATCGGTGCCAACTACCTGCAAAATGGTTTGTCACCAAAACAGCAAGAAGTCGGGTCAATTTGCGGTCTGTTTGGCACTGCGGTTTGGGCCCAAAAACGTCGAATTTGGAGGTATGAGTCATGCTCTCGGACGCGATGGTTTGATTCCAAATCGGCCCCTGGGCCTTGTGATCAAAGGGTCTTCAGCAGGCCCACAGCCCGTCAGCAATCAATTCGAATAGATGCGCCCTCCCCGCGCTCTGTTTCGTTTCCCTAGCGCACAATCGGAAGTCCGGCCTAAAGGTGCTTCCGTTTGTCTTCAAAGGCACGGCCCGCGTGACGTACAGCCTGTTTCGCGGATGTTGGATGGTGACCTTTAAGAACGAAGAATCGGAACTGAGCTTCCAGGGTTTAGCGCCGCGGAGCGGGTGAGGAAAAACGCCCTAACCGCCCGGAAACAGGGCGTTTGGCAAGGCTATCTGACATGCGAAAAAGCTGAGAAAGGAAGAGAAATATCAGACAGGGTTGGTGCCAATGGCAGCGCGAAAAAGGGCCAAAAGCGGCGCTAACTCACACGGGATGAAGTCCCGAAAAACTCCCCACCAATGAAAAAGCCCAACCTGAGAAGATTGGGCTAAGTCATTGAATAATATGGTCGGGACGGAGTGATTCGAACACTCGACCCCTAGCACCCCATGCTGGGGACTATAGCAGCCTAACCCATTGTTTTATAAAGAATACACTCAATTTTCAGCATCGCAAAAAATCCGTTTTTTTGTGCTTTTGCAAACGGAAACACGCGGCCTTCTGCGGAGGTTTTGCGCAGAAACCCTAACTCATTATGAGCGACATCCAAATCGAATGGCCGTTGCCTGGGCCAGCATATAGCTATCACAATATCTGTTGGTCAAATTAACTACAGGCAAAAACAATGTTTCCGTTTTATATGGCCATCGGCCTCGGTCTCACCTGGATAGTTCTCTGGTTTTTCGTCAATCCGCGCCACCGCGCAATCTTCAACATCATTTGTTCGATTGTCGTTGTGGGATCAATAATTGCCACAACCTTGACCAGGTTGTAGTTCTCGGGCGTGCGCTGGTGGTCGGTTCTGATCACCACCATGTCAAGGTGACCCCGAAACAAACGCAAGCTATTGATACAAAAGGGAAAATAAGCAATTTTGAGGAGGTAAAAAAACACCACTTCATCCTATAAGAATCAACAACTTAGCGTTGTATATTCCTACAGTACTCACCTACCCGGTCGGGGAAATTTTGCCCAAGACGACCCAGCAAAAGCGCCTCCTGGCTTGAACGGACACCAGAATCGCATCCCCCATACGGCTAGGCGTTACATGTCACCGCCTCGAATTATGGACGAGTTGATCAACGAAGAATTCTATATGCCCTCTGGGGGAGGCCGGCAACGGCCAAGCGTCGACCTTTAAAGCGATTTCCTGAAATGCTAGGGCGCACTTGGAGCGCGGAAAGTATTCGTAGATTGCTCGCTGCTTCCGCACTGCCCTACGCACACTTTCATCATACGGAACCGCTCCCACATACCGTAGATTGACGTTGAGGAAGCGATCGGTGACTTTGGCCAATTTAGCGAACAGCGCGCGACCTTCCTTTGGGCTCTGCTCCATATTGACCAGCACCCGGAAACGGTCCATTCCGTAATCACGATTAAGCAGTTTGATCAGTGCGTAGGCATCAGTGATCGAGGTCGGTTCGTCGCAGATCACCAGCAAGACTTCGTAGGCCGCCCGGACGAGACTGATCACAGACGATCCGATGCCCGTAGCTGTGTCAATCACCAGCACATCGAGACTGTCACCTATTTCACTGAAGGCCTGGATCAGGCCTGCGTGCTGAGCCGGAGACAAATGCTCCATGCTCTGAATGCCTGAAGCCGCGGGGACGATTCGTATCCCGCCCGGGCCGCTCAACAGTACATCGGAAAGCTCACAGCGACCTTCGATTAAATCGCCGAGCGTGTACTGCGGAGTAAGCCCCAACAGGACATCGATATTCGCCAGGCCAAGATCGCCATCAAGCAACACGACCCGCCGGCCTAATTTCGATAGCGCTAATGAAAGATTCACAGCCACAGTCGTTTTGCCGACGCCGCCCTTTCCGCCAGTCACGGCGATGACTTGCACAGAACGCACACTATCCATGTTACTTATTCCCTTCCATGCACAACGTGTACGAGTAGTCGCCAACTCTTCCTAGATACTCAATGGTAACTGAAAAATGCAGGCACATAGCCAGTGGCCGTATCACAGGATCACCAGAAACGCTGTAGCGCATTACATGCCAGTCACACGAACCGGAGCGGCCGCTGCTACGCTCACCTCTCCACGGAGGATTCGCGATGCCAAATTCTGACCTGCTCCCTTCCCTACTTTCCAAACTCAACGAAAACCAGTTCGCCCTCGAGGCTGCCATCATGGAGCTCACGCTTTGGGTTGAGCAGCGCGGCGCTGCCGATGTGGCCGACAATGTGCGCGGCGCCCTGGTCGCAATCGATCGCAATGAGGAATTCATCAAGATGACGCTCGCGGTGATGATGGCGCCGGAATGACGTTGTGTAGTTCACTCCGCCACGCCAGAAACTCTGCGGTTCGTCGACGAAGGCTCGCTTGTGGCGATGCCTCAGACACTGTATATCGAAACAGAACTTAAGTAAGGCTCTCCCGAGAATCTCGTCCTATTTTTACCCGATTTGTCAGAAGACCAAATGAAATAAATTCCGTATCATGCCTGACGAAAAAATAGTGCGCTTAGGAGCCTCCCCCCCCCAATGACGTCCCTCTCAAAAGCCGATGCAGGTAGTTTGGCGGCATCACCCTTGAAAGATTACCGACCCGATATTGATGGGCTTCGCGCAATCGCCGTGATCTCTGTAATTCTTTATCACTTTAAAGTCGGTGTGTTTTCTGGCGGCTTTGTGGGGGTTGACATTTTCTTTGTTATTAGTGGATATCTAATTACAAAAGGAATTCTTGAGAAACAAAAAACAGGGAAATTTGAATTCCCTGACTTTTATTTTCGTCGAATCCGGCGATTAATTCCGGCACTACTGGCGACAGTAGCGGTATCCTACGCAGCCGCTTTCGCACTGTTCTCCCCGGCTGACTTTAAACAAATGTCAGGCTCGACCATATATGCACTGAGCGGGCTTTCAAACTTTTTCTTTTGGATGGAAAGTGGATATTTTGACACAGACTCGATTGTCAAACCTTTACTCCATACTTGGTCACTAAGTGTAGAAATTCAGTTCTATATAATCTGGCCAATAATACTCATCTTCTCATCAAAAATAACTAGCAAACCTTTAATCCCGACGCTATGCCTAGCGATTATTGGTGGATATGCGGCCGTATCCTATTTGAATATTGACTCATCTGGCGCATTCTATTTAGCATCATTCAGAATACACGAGTTCCTATTTGGGGGAATAGCACTACTATGTGAACGTCTTAACACAAAAAAATACCTAAGCGATGCAGCCTATACTGTAGGACTTATCCTGACTGGGTATTCAATATTTTTATTTAGCGTAAAAACCACTGCTTTCCCCGGATTCGCTGCAATGGTCCCATCAGCCGGGGCTGCCCTAATGATATTCGGCGGCGCAAAAGCAAAACTTGCGATTCCTTTTTCATCGAAAATTGCTACAAAAATTGGCGAGATAAGCTACTCATTGTACCTTGTGCACTGGCCACTCATGGTATTTGTTAGTTATATTTTGATTGATGACATCTCGACCCCAGAGACTATCGGCCTTATTGCATCAACTTACGCCCTTGCCTTAGTTTTATATTTAACAATCGAAAAACCATTCAGAAGCGCAGCAAAATCACGTCTAAATGGATCAGAGTTTAGCCTGGCTACTCTAGCGTGCTCCGTCGTAATCATCTTCATTTCAGCGAATAGCTGGGCAAAGGATGGTTGGGACTGGAGGATACCTGAAGAACTCCGCAACATAACAAAAGTCAATCAATCCGAACTTGACAAGTATGTTTGGGAACGTGAAATCGCACTCGACACGAAGGCGGGATTTGACCTCAGCAAAAACAAAGAAAAGATTCTGGTTATCGGTGACTCTCAAGCAGCAGACATCGTTAACATGCTAGCAGAAGGAGGTTACGCGACTGATACCGATATCGTTTCTCGTATAGTTGTTACAAACTGCAGCACATTTTATATAGACAACACAGAAACTGATAAATTTTTTACAAAAATTAACAGTTTGACGATACAAAGACCCGAACTAATAGCCCCCTGCAAAGAAATGATGTCAAGAGCTATCGACAGCACTCTATTAACTAACGCTGACAAGATATATATAGCATTTCGCTGGAATACTGAAACACTAAATTACAACTTGAAAGCCATCGAAAAATTACAATCGATGACAAAAGCAAAGGTATATGTATTTGGCCAAAAAGGGCTATCAAAAAGCAGCATTGATATCGCCACATCTGCCGGGCCAACGATGGAAATAAACCAGTTCGCCGCTCGCTTTAAGAGCAAAGAAACACAAAAGCTAAATTCAATACTGTCAGCTCAAAAAAACATCACATTCATAGATATGATGCAGATTACATGCCCAAGCGAAACAAGCTGTGTGGTGCTTACACCACAAAAAAAACCTATCTTCTTTGACCCGGGTCACCTAACCAAGGATGGCGCCCAGTACCTCGGAAGCTCCTTTTATTCGTTAATCACTTCAGCCAAACCAAACATCTAAAACTTCTTAAACACAGACCAAGCCGATCCGGGCTGAGTTACATTCGTCCCGGTGCAATGCCATAAATTTCGTCATACGCCCGCTCGCAGGTCATTCCCCGGGCTCGGGCTTGGTCAGCAATTGCAGCCAGGTCGCCCGCTCGCTGGTCAGCGCGCTTGAACACGTCGGCAAGCACTGCGGCGGCGCGGGTAGCTGCCTTGCTTGCGGCGGCAGTGCAGGAATGGCCGCTGGCTTCATTGGCTGCGAGTCGGTTGGAAAGGTTGTCGGCTGCTCCGCGCAGGCTGTCAGCAGAATTGCGAGCGGCAGCAGCATCAGCCGTCGCTTGATCGATGATGCGTTGACCATCTTGAACCGCCTTGTTGATTGATTGTTGGTAGGCCTGCTCTTTGGTGCGCTCGGCGGCTTCGTTGTCTGCGTTCGCTTGAGCATCCCGGGTGTCGCGGGCGTTCCACTCTGATTGCCATCTTTCATTCGTGACGGCCACACCGTGGTGATAGGCACCGAAAAGCATGGCGGCGAGAAGCAGGGCCGCTGCTAGATAAGGAAGGACTCGCAACAGAACTTTCATGCCAGCACCTCACCGGCCTTCTTCCAAAGAGCCAGCCGTTCTTCCTGACCATTGAGCCCGCCGTTGATGCGCCGGGTGATGCGCTCGAAGTCGCCGACATCGGCCAAGGTGTTCAGCCCTTTGATGGCCCAATACCAGGCGGCGGACATGCAGGCGAACTGGGGCTGCTCCAGCAGCTCGGGCTGGTTCACCAGATCCACGCCCAGTGCTTCCCCGCACGCGGCATAGTTGGCCCGCCCTGTGATCTGGATCAGGCCACGGCCACGGTACTTGAAGCCGTCACCCGCCACGGTGTTGCCCAGGTCTTTTCTGCCTTCATAGTCGCGCTGAGCAGGTGTCGGCCCCCAAATCTCACGCACGTACACCAATTGCCCGGACTCATGGCCGATTTGGGCGACGAAGGCGGCGACACGTTTGGAACCGATAATCTGGTACCGCTGCAGCGCCGTATTAAGGACAGGCGCAAAAACGCCGGCTTTGGCGCCGGCGTCCGGGAGGATCAGCAGCAACTGCTGCGCGGTGATAGGCATGCTTTTCTCCATACGAAAAAAAACCGCTCAAGGCGGCATCTTCAGTGCGGCCAACTCATGGCTGTGGTGGCCACGCCGGAACTGGTTGGGTCAAGTCGACTCGGTTGACCGCGACCCGGTATTGCTTCCACTTTTTGAGAAGGGCTATTTCCTCCGCAGTCGCATCGTCCAGGTCTACTGCATCTTGCAGCGGATCGATTGCCAGAGAAGAAGTCGTAAGAAATACGTCACGCATTGCGGTGTTTGAGGCGAAAATTTCATCTGGAGTTCGCTGGTATGGAATCGGCGCAGTGAATACGCCGTTTTCGTAGTGCCAATACTGCTCAGGTTGTGGATCAAGGTCGGTAACCTCAACCATGGTTTCCACGATTTCCTCAGGAAAGCGTGCCTCAATCGGGTACTCATTGCCCTCTAGATCATACCCAGGCTCAATTACTTCGCGGACTGAGTTGTTTTCGACGGCGACATAGACTTTCGGCTTATTCATGTAACCGCCTTATGCGTATTCGTAAATGATTAGGACGCCAGGGGCTCCGGCACCGCCACCGAAAGTGCTGCCTGCAATAGAACATCCGCCGCTGCCACCGCCACCTTTTGCCGTGGCCGTGGTACCGGTATTGTTAGAGCCGTTAGGTGCGGTGGCTGCCCCATTTTTCGGACTGCCGCCTCCCCCGCCACTGATGATTGAGTTCGGGAGCATATAGCCGTACCCGCCTCCGTTGCCGACAGTTGAAAATATGTTGCCTCCAACCACGCCGCCACCTCCATTCCCTCCCGGAGATAACAACGAAGTGCTGTTCGCCGTATAGGTGTAGCCCAAAGCACCGAATCCACCGCCAGCCGCGAGAATGGCGCCTAGACTCGTAGTGCCACCGTTACCGCCATTGCCGCTATTAATGGCGCCGCCCGCTCCTGCAGTGCCTATGGTTACAGCTAGGCCGCTAAATCCTGAAGTGAACCTACCAAGTGAATACGAACCACTACCACCGCCCCCCGCCGAAGACTGGCTGCCCGCTGGTGGGTTTGCAGAACCGCCACCACCACCGCCACCTCCAACTGCTTCGGCAACGATGCTGGTTGTTCCCGGAGTCGGGATGTATGTCCCGTTCGCGGTGAATACCCTGACTCCGATCAAGCGCCCTATGGAGTATGTTCGAATAGCATCGACCAAATCCTCCGCTCGGCCTTTTGTGGGTGTGAGACCGGCTGCGGCAAGTACAGCCATAACGTTTTCTTGCAAATCATTCATAAAGGCAGCGGTAACAACAGTGGCTGCCACCCCACCAACTGGATCGCCCTCGGTGAATTTCTTATCAATCGTCGCACCTGGTCCGTCAATTCTATGCATGTCGTTTTTCCTAGGGGAGAGTTAAGGCAATGAGGTCGGCGTCACTGACACGCCTCGGGTAATAACGCAGGCTCCGCACCACACCGTTGAGTTGGCGCGTGTTGTCTGTGCCCTGAGTGCCAATCGATAGCGTTGTCATTGCGCCGACGTTGAGTACTGCGGGAACGGTGCGTATCTGGCCAGCAACAGCCGTGGTCAGGTTGACCCCATCAAATGTAATGGCGACTTTCCCGTCGGTAATATTTCCGCCAAACACGCCCTGAGTGACGATTCCACCAGCCACTGTTCGCGTCACGGTGCCGACACCGCCTGTTTGCAGATAGACGATCAGTTGGTCGTTGCCGGTGCGAAAGGTGAATAAATGGCGACGGGGGGCTGCTGCGTTGGAAAGCGGTGCATCCGTCCTGAAATCAATGACAAATGTTCCAGCGGCCAAGCCGAGCGAAGGCAAGGCCATTTCAGTCGATGGGACATCCGCGTTTCGGGTTACTGCCGTTGTGGTAGTCGGGATGTAGGTACTCGGGTAATCACTCTCTTCACCCTGCGGCCCGCCCAACAGGATCCCGCCCACCCCATCGCCGGCAAAGGTGACCCCGTTTGTGGTGTCCGCGATTTCCAGGTTTGCACCCGCGCCGGTCACTCCCGCCCCCATCGTGAAAGTGACCGAGATGCGAAACACACCATCGCCAACGGGGATGATGCTGCTCTGGATGCCGGCAGCGTTTTGGGTGATCTGTCCGGTTAGAACATCAAAAAGAACACGCCCAACCAGAACCCCGCCCGGAGCTACACGAACAGATAGACGCTGGTAGACCTCGGCTTTAGCGTACCAACTGAGCGTAACTGTTGAGGCAGCCGTGAGGACCAGCGCCCGGGTAATGCTGTGTACCGCCGAATTTGTCGACGGAGTCAATTTGAAGAAAGGGATCCCTTTGATCGTACCGGCGCTGGATATCGTCGCCTCACTTTTACCCCATGCGGCGTTGGAAAGGTCTTGGCTTTGGGTGTATCCATTGGTGGATGGCGTCTCCACCAGCAAGCCTTCGCGGACTCCACTGACTGGCGAATAGGTGATCCCTGCCACGCCGCTGGCCAGTTGTTCTATGTCCCTGGCCGCGTTGTACCTGGTGCGAATCGTTGCCCTCGTAAAGCTCATGATGCTGGCAAGCAATACGCTCTGCTGCGACACAAGATATGTATCCAGCGCGAAGTTGAGATCCAGCGACGAGTTTGCATAAACAAAAATCGGGATGGTGTGCGCCGGCGCTAATTGCCTGATCTTGCACTCAAGCGAGCTGGTGCCCCAGGAACGCAAAGGCTCACCGACCGCCGAGAGTCCTACACGGAAAGTCAGGACGGTGGTTTCCGGGCCGTTCACCTGCCAGGTAAATTGCCAGTCGCCGTTGGTCAGCGCATCGCCCACCTCCGACATGCCAACTCTGAATGGCCGGAACTCGGAAATGGTGACTTCGTATCCCAGCGCTGCAGCGATGCTGATGAAATACGCCGGTGACTGACCGCCAGTGCTTGCCAGCTTGGCCAGAAGAGCATTGCGACGTCCCTGCAACGTACCCTCAAGTGCACCCGAGCAATTATCAGGTAGGCCTACAACGCGCTCCCAATCGCTGAGCAGTTCATTCGTACTGGCCGGGTTGGCCTCAAGCGGCAGCAACTCGCCCCGGCCATCCACTCGGGCCAGTTCAATTGACATGCCGTCGAGCAGTTTGTGTAGCGTGGTCCCGGCTTCCCTGGGGAATGCCTGACCCGGAGGCAGCAGCGTTTTCAGCTGCTCCAGGTAGTCGGCAGCTGTCGGCATTACGCCTCCTAAAAGCTGGAGAAGGTTATGGTTCCCGGTACCGCCATGTGCCCGGTGGCATGTGGCACATCAGCCGTCGGCGATGTGATGGCGTTATCCGATTCACCGGCGGCCAGCGATACCGACTCGCGTAGGCGGCTGATGAGGGTCGGCGCGCCTGGCTTGGCATCCCGCACAATCAAATCGGCAACCTCAGCCCGTACCGCTGCCTGCACTGCCGCCGTATTTGGCGAAAGTTTTACCGACATGTTTAGTGGGTCAGCGACTGGAGCCACGACGAACACTTCTGCGGTTACCGGGCGGCGCACGTCGATATAGGCCTGAACCTCGGCAACTTTTGCAGGCGTTGGAATGATGTCGACTTCACCATCGCAGACAAACAGGACGGTGACTGTCCCGGCCCCCATCTGCCGGGGATAAACCCAGGCACGGGTGACACCGGGCACCTCCAGCGCCCAAAGCTCGTAGTCAGACGAAGCGCCACCGTGCGGCGGCTGCCTAATCCTCTTGAGCAATCGGTTCAGCAGCTGCTCGTCCGTTTCAACGTCCAGCCCGCCATCAATCGCGGTAGCTGTTGTTGCTGTGGACTGAACACCTGCGATCGGGGACAGAAGAAACAATGGGGTGCCGTTCGCCGCATCTCCGGCGACGCCCGCCTCAACCGCAACGACGGTGACTTGCAGCGTAGGTCCCGTGAACACGCCGTCAGCCAGTACGCGGTATTGCACGGCATCTTGTCGCTGAAGGATCGTTCCCGCGGTAACCGTGGACCCGATAGCGCCGTTCAGTGTGGCGCCACCTGTCGAATAGTCCGCGCTTTTGCGGAAGACTTTCCAGATCGCCGCCCAGCGCTCGAGATATTCCTTCTCGGCAGTATCGATGATCGCCTGCTTGGCGGCCCATTCGAGGAAACCGTACAGCATGTGCACAGCGCCAGCCTCGGACCGCCCGAGGATGCCCAGCAGCGATCGGCGCAGTACCGCGCTTTCAACGCCGGTCACGCGGCCGCTGATGTCTGTCGTAACCCGGTCGATGAGTTCCGGTAATGTGGGTCGAGCAAATGGCATCAGGCAGCCCTCTTATCGGCCTGAGCCGACCATTCATAGTTGTACCGGTATCGGACCGCAGAGCCTGTCGGCCGGTAGATGTCGATGGTGAGGAGCATCACGCCTCTCGAAAAATAGGACGCGGCAACGTCGATCCGCGTGGCCACCAGGTCGTCAATCATCCAGGCCAACGCCTCGCGGCAGTACTGCTCGGCTCGGCTGAGTGTTTGTGGGAGTTCTTTTTCTCGCGCCAACAGCCAGAGCAGCGAGCCTGTCTGGTCAGCAGCGGATGCGTTGGTGATATCGCCCCAGTACCCGCGCAGATCATCCTGCGGGTACTCGGGCGGGATCTGTTCGGCGCTGGCACGTCGGTCGGTGAATAGACTGATGATCACGGCAGTTTCCAAACCGTCATCGCGCTCAAGGTCGAATCCAAACAGCACCAGATCGCCGCCGAACTCGTTCATTACCATTGCGGCGTCAGCCATCAGACAGGCACTCCCGAATTTGCGCCACCGATCAAAACCCCGCCGTGACGGTGGGTGCTACCGATATCCTTACCGTTGTTAGTGATGGTGCCAGTGGTGGTGATGTTGCCAACCACCTCAAGATCGCCTATCAGTTTTATCGTTGGGGCCTGCGCTTCGAGATGTTGTACGGCTGTGATCTTCACCATTTCACGCAGTAACTCGACCTTGTTGCCCAGGTCGTCGTACATGGCGACCTCGCCGGCCTCAAGGCTGATACGGTACCGGCGGTCATCAACCACCAGAACAATACCCTGCTCCCGGTTGCCTCCAATGAAGGCCACCGCGACGTCACCGCCCATTGGGTGACTGGTAAAACCGTAGTTCTGCATGTGCTCGACGCCATCGCGAAGCTCATTCTTCAGCAGCTCAACCTGCAGCTGCTGACGTCCCGTCGAATCGTTGACACCGCGCAGGACTCCACGGCCGAACATCATCATCACGCGGTTGCCGAGATCTCGTACTGGGTTACCCATCCTTTTTATCCTCTTCGCCGATGGCTTCCGCCCAGATGTTTCGCCCGCCCTTTTTGCCCTTCTTCCCTTTTTTGGAGTCAGGCGGCTCGGGCGAAAAGGCCTGCGGGCTCACGATGTCGAGTTTCGTTGTGGTCCCGCCCTCCCCGCGCTCGTACGTGGCCTGGCGGATGATCATCTGCCCGTCCATGCGCAACCACGGCGACTTGACCTGCACCAACATGCCTGGCTCCCACAACGAGCCGCCCGGGGTCTGGCGCCAGCCTTGCACGGTGATGGACGCTGAGGCGGACTTGCCCAAGCGGCTGTTGGCTTCCCATGTGGCGCGCTCCTGGGCACTGCCGGATGAACTGCCGGACTCAGCAACGATCAGCATCGGCCGATAGCGCTTGATACCGCTGTCACTGGCACCGCCCTCGATGTGCGCCTCGGTCTCGCCCTCGCTGTACGGGTTGTATGCGGCCTGCCCCTTGACCAGGTAGCTGCTGAATCGCTGACTGTGGTCAATGCTGCCTGAGGCACTGAGAATGTTTTCCCCCTGGACCAGGCCGACTGAGGCACGCTTGTTGCCCGCACGAGTGATCAGCAGTCCACCGGCGCCATCCGGCATGAGCAATACACGCCGCTGCCGGGCATAACGCTCAATTGCCTCGAATGCGGTTTCACCCTGCTGGAGCTTGCACACCGAAAACGGCTCACCGACTGGGACATCAGCGGAAACGCCGACGCCGAAAGGCTTGGCCAGAATTTGAGCGAAGCGCAGCAAATCGATGTTTTTCCACTCGTCCGGGTTGTGCACCGCGCTGCAATCGATCAGGTCGGAAGTCCGATCACGCCCCTGAATGTTGATGGTATGGTCATTCGCGCTGAACGATGGTTTGAAGATGTCGACGTAGCCGATCACCATCGGGACCCCGCCAAGCCTTACCTCACATCGGTCACCTGGCAGAATCGGCCACGGTTTGGTCTGAGCGCCCGAGCCATCCTGACCATCCCAGCGCTCGGTCAGTGTTACGGTGAACGCTCCCGACGAAGCATCAACCGCCCGGGTGACGCCGATCTGGGTCCAGCCGGCATAGTTCATGCCATTGACCAGCAGCTCAAGATCATCCATTCGCGAGCACCTCGAGCGATTGGCCACCAGTCAGGAACCCTGGCCGCCTTGGATCGTTGCGCGCCACGATGTCATCGGCGCGGCCGGCATCCCCGTAAAGCTGATAGGCCACGACCAGAGAGGGCAGCGTCTGCCGGGGGGAGAATTTCGCCAGCCGCGGCAAATCCTGATCAGGGTCCGGTACCGCCTGGACAACTGCCGTCCGCAAATCGGTGAGCGCGACGTAGACCAGGTCGTTGTTCGTGCTCTCGCTTTCCTCATCGAGGCTGTCGGCCAGTTCGGTCCGGACGGTGATCGCCGATTCGTAACTGTCATATTTCGTCGGTGAGGACGTTGTCTTGGTGCCGCCGTTCGACACACTCTCGGTGGTCTGAGTAACCACGGCGGCAACGGCCGCTTGAGAAATCGCAGACTGACGGACAAGCGACGACACAGCCGCGGTGTTTTTCACCACCTGCTGACGACTCGGCGTCGATGCCGGGGCGTCATCATCGTTGTCACTGGATGTGTACTGATCAAACAGGCTCATCAACATACTGAAGGCGCTGCTGCCAAACGCTGAACGGATGCTGCCCACCGCATCGACAACCTGGCTTGCGAACTGGAACGGCTGTTGAATGAGGTCGAACGCATCTGAACCGATGCTTTTGACCTTGTCGTAATAATCAGAGACCGCCTGGATATCACTTGAAACGATGAATTCAGGCGAGCTCAGGAAGTCGCTGAGTTCCTTGATCTGCGAGGTAGCAGCATCGGCCACGAAGGACGGGTAGCCCTTCGTCAGGAAGTCGGACACAAAGCTGTCCTTGGCCATTTCCGTTACCTCGTTGCCCTTCTCGATGATCGCATTGACGCTGTCGACCTTCGCCGACGGGTAGGACGCTTCGCCCGCCTCGAGGAATGTCATCGAGATGGTGCATTTCCCGCCTTCATCAGACGCCTCGCTCACCGTCAGCCCGCGGCAGACCACCGTCAGCTCGCCACGATACGGATGAACCAGCACACCAGGGCCGGCCTGTTCGCAGACCTTGATCAGTTCTTCCCGGGCGACATCGTATTCCTTGCCCAGCAGATAACCGGTGATGCTGAACTCGCGGGACTTACGCCCGAGGTCTTCGGTGTAAGGCACATCGCGCTGGGCAGTCTCGTGCACTGCCTGGCGTCGACCGTGAGTGCTGTCTGCCGTGGCCACAAAAAAGCCCACGCCGCGAAAAGTCGCGGCACGGTAGTTGTCTCGCCAACCCATGGGGAACTCCGGTTATGGGGCCATCATCGAGTAGCCAATGTCGGTATCGAACGTGGCGCCCTGGCTGCCTTCGGTTTTCACCTTGGATCCCGCCGGCAAGTTGTTCAAATCGACTTTTACCCTGACCTCTTGTGACGGCTGCTGCTGTTGAACTTGCGCCGCCGTCTGGCCAATCTGCGCGGCGCGCTGGCCGAGATCGGTAACGGATCGACGCGGGCCGAGAGCTGCATTGGGATCTGCGAGGCGCGAGTCTGCACCCACTGGAGGCGATGCATCCGTGCTCGGTGCACTGACGGAAGCCCCATCTATCCCAAGCAACTCCTTGGCCCAGTCAGGCAAGCCATTTTTTATAGCTGAAACCGCATCGGCGATTTTCGAACCGAGAATCGCGCCAAGGTCCCAACCAGTCAGGTATTTGAGCACCCCGTTGAAGCCCTCCATCATCAGTGTGGCGGGGTTGTATTCCTGCCAGACCTTCACGATTCCGTTGAGGATGCCGTCGGAGAATGCAGCTTTGACTCCCGCCCACTTCTCTTCGAAGAACTGAACGATTCCGTCCCAGTTTTTGTAAACGATGTAGGCAGCACCTGCGATCGCCACTACGGCAGCCAGGAACCAGCCAACGGGCGTCAGGGTGATTGCCGCGCCCAAGCCCTTCAGGGCTAGGGCAAGATTCAGTACTGCCATCAACAGACCGCCACCGATATACAGGCCCAACGCCGTGAAAATCAGGTTCGAAGCGCCAAACGTTTCGGCCAGCGATTCGAAAATACTGATCACCGGTTGCACACCGTCGTACAGATCACCGAGGAACCCGGTTACCTTCTCGATATTGCCGGGCAGGTTCTCCGCGAAGGATGTTGCAAAAGCTTCGATCTGCGGCCGGTATTTCACGATGGTATCGATCAGCTTGGTGCCGAGCTTGTTCAACTGCGGAACCAGGGCGCTACCGATGGTATTGCCAACACCGCTCAGCGCGGCATGCAGGGTGTCCAACGTGTCGCCGAACGCCTCGCCCTCACGGACAGCACCATCAGAAATAACTATGCCAAGCCGGCGGGCCTCGTCGGCCATTTCTTTTATGCCGGTGCCGCCGCCACGGATCAGCGGCAGCAACTCGGTTGCACTCTTGCCAAAGATCTTCACGGCCGCCTGGGCTTGAAGCGAGGGATCTTTGATTTTCGAGATGCGATCGACGAAGGTATCGAAGAGTGCATCGGAGCTTTTCAACTTCCCCGAAGCATCCTTGATGTTGATACCAAGGCCTTTGAACATATCCTTGAGTTCTTTCGAACCCGCCGTTGCGGCGCCGATGTTGATCTGCATTTTTTGCAGGGCGCCCGCCAGTGTCTCGGCAGACGAACCCGACAGCTTCGCGGCGAAGCTCAGTTCCTGGAACCGCTCGCGGCTTATGCCGGTTCGCTCGGCTGTATCGCCAATGGCACCGGTCGCATCCGCGAACCCTTGGAAAAATAGGTTCAATGCCGCGGTCGTAAGACCGAGCGTCGCCCCCAGGCCAAGCAACCTTTGGGTGCTCGACGCCACAGCGCTGCCTACACCACCGATGGCGCCGCCGACATTTTTCAGGCTATTGGTGAAGATCGGTAGGCCAGTACGATCGAGAGCACCGGTTATACCCGCGCTCGCTGCTTTGACCTTGTTGAAGACTCCACGCAGCGGAGCCGTGACTCGGTCAACGGCCTTGATAATGACGTTTAGGGAGTATCCTTTGTCTGCCATTCAACCCATTCCTCGGTGCGCTCAAGCCACCAGTTCAACTCCTCGAAATCCATCTCCATGACTTCCGAGGGCTGAACACTCATGACCTTGACGACAACAGTCACTCCTGACTGCCACCCCCGAGGTGCTTCAGCAAAAAATCGCGTGCCTCCTGAATCACGGCGGCCTGGTCGTCCTCGCACAGCTCTTCGATGAGCGCCGGCGGATGGCCAACCATCTTGGCGCCGAGATCGATCAGCGTTGCGAAGTCGATGTCGACGCCGCCGCTGCCCTTGCCGTCGGAAGTGACGCGCAGCGCGTGGCCACGCAAGTACTTCAACTTCCGGGTGACGGTCAGTTCGCTGAAGGTGTCTTTGCCGAAGGTAACTTGTTCGGCCAACGGGATTGTTTTTACCTTTGCCATTACGCGACTTCCTCGGCAGACATGCCTTCAAAACGGCAAGCAATGCTGCCTTCTTCGGTATTGCCGGTGCCCTCGCCCGCGTACCAGGCTTCACTCAGGGTGATGACCTTGCCGTTGGCGAGTTCCAGCGTGATGGTGGCGTCGTCGAGCGTGACCAGATCTTCGAGGCTGAGCTCGTTGCGATCGGTGATCTCGCCTTCGACGAAGGGAACCTGAGGGGTTTCCTTGTAGCCGTGGACCGTGTCGGCACCCACAACGCCTTCGCGCTTTGGCTTGCCGAGGTTGTAGGTGAAGCTGCCCTTGGCGAAATGGATGTCGCCGTTGACCTTCAGGGCGATCATTCCGCCAATGCGGTTTTTACCTGCCATGTCTTTATCTCCTGGCGGTCGCCGTTACAGGCGGAACTGGATTTTGTTGGCGACCAGGCGCAGCTGATTGACCAGGTCCGGCGGCAGCAGCACATCGAGGCGATTCGGATCGCTGTCGTTGCGCTCGCTGATCAGGTTGGCCTTGAAATCAGCCATGTTCTCGACCAAGCCCAGGCGCTCCCACTCGCGGAACTTCGAGATGGCCTCGGCCTTCATCACCACGGGCGTAACAACCGGCTGACCAACGCCATAGCGCGTGCCGTCGTTGGCCAGCTTGTGTCGTGGGTACTTGCGCAGGATGTAGTCGCGCCAGTCGTGGCGGATGAACATCAGGGTGAACATCGTTTCGCTGTCCAGGTAGCTGATGTCAGAACCACCTGCGGAGTTGGTTTTGTAGGTGGTGATAAGGCGCTCGACCTGCATCGTGCCGTCAGCAGCGACCTTGCTGGTGGCGATGCCGTCGAAAAGCATAATGTTGCGCTCTTCGTTGGTGAGCCGGTTGCCGGCGGCGGGCGGCAGACACCAGGCGTAAGCCAGGTTCTGGATAGGCCGCGCCGGATCGATGGCCGCGTAGTACGCCGCGATCGCCATAGTTTCAGCAGCCTTTTCGTAGGCCGGCATCGGCTCATCGTTAGCCATCATGATCACGAGATGCTGGCTGTTGTGACTGTCGCCAATCGCGCTGATGGTGCCCTGCGTACCGCGCACCGCGGTGAAAGCGTGGGCCTCGATCTCGCGCCCCCAGGCAAACCGGCTGCTCAGTTCGGTTTTGATCGCGGCCAAACTGGCAGCGTCGGAGTACGGCACCGCCCAGGTGTGCAGCCACTCATCACCAATCGCGGCCAGAGCGGTGGTCAGGACTGGGTTACCCGCACCGTTGGAGAACGCGGTGAAAGTCACGCCGACACCCGCCGGAAGCACCTGGCCGGTGTAATAGTTCACGCGGGCGTTGAGGCTGTTACCTGCCTCGCCTTTGTGGCGGCAGGTCAGCGTTACCGTACCCGCCGCCGCTGTCGCAGTGACCGGCATATCCGTCGCAGCGGTAATCGCAGCGGCAACGGCGGTGCCGATGGCGGTGGCGGCATCGCCACTGAGGACGCCTACCGAAACACGGCGACCGGCGATCATCAGCTCAAGAGTGCCGGAAGCGGTGGCCGGGCCGGTAATTACGATCGTACCGGTTGCCGCAACTCCCGCGACGTTATCGATGATGGGCAGCACCAGCAACTCGGTGTACGTGTCGATGGCCATGGCCGCGCGCACCATGCCGGAAAGCATAGAGCCGGCGCCGAAGAGCGTGTCGGCTTGCGCAGGGCTGGTCACGCGAACCAGCGTGTTTGCCAAGGCACTGCCGGCGGCCAGCTTCTGGCCGATCAGCAGTCGGCGATAGGTGACCGACTGTGGACCACGGACGGCCTGGCTGTTGTCGATCTCGCTATAAACACCCGGCTTGCGCAACGAACCAGGCCCCGGGATGGTGTTGAATCCGATAGTCATTGCTTCTCACCTTTCAGGGTTGGGGCCTGACCAGCAGGCTGTTCTTCAACAAACACGACATCACCGGCCGCCTCCTTGCGGATCCAGTAGCTGTTAATTTCCAGCGGCTTGCCCTCGGCGGGCAGCGCCTCGTAGGTGTCAGGGATCCGCACCAGGCGCCCCTCGACGGGTTTAACCAGCACTCGGGTGGTCATGGGTTCAGGTCCTCAATGATCGTTTGGGCACGATCCGCCGGATTGGGTTGGGCGTTGTCCAGGCTGTACTCGGTCGTGACCGTGTTCAGGTCGGGCAGGCTTTCATTGAATAAGTCATCGGGGTGACGGTCGAAGTACTCGGCCTCGAAGATGAGGCGGCAGGCGCCGGTCAACTGCTCGGACTGATCGAGCAGCACCATGCGCGAGCGCACGTACTGTATGTCGTTCGCGGTGTCACCAAGGGTGTCGTCCCTGAGCAACAAGCGCTCGACCTGCCGAGCCAGCGTGTCGAGCGTGTCATCCAGCGCGTCGTTGCCTTCGGCGTGAATCTCGACCACCAACTCCACCCGGCGCCGATACTCCCGGGGCGCCTGGTTAAAGATCTCGCCGGACTCGTCCATCGTGTAAACGATGATCGCGGGTAGTTCGCTCTGCCATCCGTTGGAAATCAGCGGCCTCACGCGGCTGGCATAAACGCTGCCCCCCGCATTGGTGGCGCCCAGCAGCACCGCAACAGCTTGTTTGCGGATCAGTTCTCGCGGATGGGGCATAGTCAAACCTTTCGGAGAGGAATCGTTACGCCAGCAACCCCATCGAACTGTGGTTCATTGAGCGCATACAACACACCGCGAACACGTACCCGGTCGCGATTTGTTGGGTTGTTCGGCAGATCGACCAGGCGGACGCCAAGGATTGGGTTTTGGCTGGATACCGGCGCGCCTGTCTCCGGATCAACGGAAACGTAAGCGGTATCGAACACGGCTTGAGCCAGCGCAACTCCGGGCTCGATCCCATCGGTCAGCCAATACACGGCCCCCGCTGGATCGAGGGCCGCTGATGGTTCGCTGAAGGTACGGATCGATACACCGAGCATGCGCTGGGCCATTGAGGCCCAGCCCACTTATGGCACCGCTACAGGTGCGGATGCGCCGTTGAGTCGGCAAGCACCAGTTGCACTCGGATTTGCCGCCACATCAGTAGCCACACCCACCAGAACCAGGCCGGAGGCCGATACGTTGGTCAGCGAGCGGGTACTGGTGTTCATGTACAGCAAATCGCCAACTGCCCAAGCTTGAGCGCTGGTTTTGGTTAGGCCGAACACGCCGTCAAGCTTGAGCACGACAGGATCACCGGCGGCTTCCGTGGTCGCTGCGACGCCGATGATCGCACCCACTTTGTAGAGCTCGCCCGACTTGGTGCCGCCCGCAGGGGCGGGAACGGTGAGGCAGTCGCCACACTGGATGAAAGTTTTCATGCAAGGTCCCCTTCAGAGACTGGAACTGGAAAACAAAAAGGGCGCCACGCGGCGCCCTTCGGGGGTCAGATCGAACTGGAGCGTTACGCGCCTGGGTTCTTGTACGCGCCGCGGTAGTCGATCCAGCCAGCACCGAATACCAGGCGGGCCTTGATTTCCATACCGTCGACTTCGAAGCCTTCGCGAGTCTCAGTGAAAACGCCTTGCTCGCCTTCGAGGTAGGCGTATTCGAAGGTGTCGACTGCACCCGGAGCGGCATACAGGTACCACTGGTTCCCGGTGATGCGTGCATCCACGATCACGGTCAACGAGGCGTTACGGACATCGTTGATGTCGGCGTTCTTCGCTGGCACGTAATTGGAGCTGGTGAACTGATACGCCTCGAGCTCTTTGTCAGGACCGACAACCAGGAACTCTGGGGCCAGGTTGAGGAACTCGCCCGCCTTGCTTTTCTGCTTACGCATCGCAGCGCGAGCCGCAGCCAGGGTGGTGGTATTGATAGCGCCACCACTTCCTGCGACGTTGCCGTGGGAGGCATCGAAAAACGGACTGCCGTCCGTGAAGTTGGGGTTGCCGAGCAGCAGTGCCCAAACCACGTTGGACTCGGTCGCTGCGGCGGCGTTACCCAGTGCAGCCGGGATGCGGGTGAGCGCGCCGAGGTCATCGTTCACGATGGTTTCCCAAGTGATGGCAATAATCTTACCGAACTTGGCAACCTTGATCGGAGCCCCATCTTCCGACAGCGTGCCGTACTTGTACTCGCCGTGTTCCTTGACCTGCTCCAGTGCAGCGATATCGCCCAGCGCGGCGCGTGTCACGGCACGGAAGTCCGGCACAGTGGTCTGGCGACCCAGCGGACGCCAGGTCTGAGGTGCATTGGTGTAGGCATCACGCAGGGTACGATTTACGGTGCTGCCCAGCAGCAGCGGGAAATCACTGGTGGAGTGCATGCCGGCTGCACGAACAGCCTGACGGTCGCAGCCCAATGCAGCCCGGGCCAGTTCCTGCGGGGTCATGCCGCGCGCATTACCGCCAGCCATCTCAACGAATTCGCGGGCCATATCCACCAGACGCATGCCGCGGAACTCGCGACCGGCGTCTTCCAACTTGACGCTGACGTCGCAACGGTGCAGCAAGGCGTTCTGCATGGCAGAGCGTTTCGCGTTCAGAACGGTCACGTCCAGGCCGCCGGTCACAACAGTTGGTTGGCTGCTGCGGGTGTTCGGCTGATCCTTGGCCTGCTTCTCGGCAACCTTGTCGATCAGCGCGATGCTGGCATCGGCGACGGAAACACCACGCTCAACCAGATCATCGACGAAGGCTTCGTCATCCAGCTGTACCTTGCGAGCCATGGTGCGGATGTTCAGGCTACGCTTACGCTCCGCTTCAGCAGCTTCACGGCGAAGCGTTTCTTCGGCCGCGCGCTTCTCTTCTTCGGTCATTGCATCTTCCTCTTGGGTAGTGGGCACGGCGGCCGTTGTTGCGGTTGGCTGGTTTGCCTCCCGAACTTCAAAAATGGTGTTGAAGCGCTGCCCTTTGTATTCGTCGGCAGTCTTGGCGCTGCGGAACTTGCCGCCGTCGTCAAAGCCGATAGGAACGAGAGACAGCTCCATGGGCTCCCAATCCACGGCGCGGTAGGTCGGCAGCTTGTCATCGGCGCTTTCAGTCACCTCGTACCGGTGCACCGCATAGCCCACGCTGATGTTGCGAAGGATTCCGTCTTGCACATCCTTGAAAATCTGCTCGACGTCGTCGCGCTTGCTGAACCGCACCAGAGCTCGCCCTTCGGCCCCTTCGATCCAGGCTTTCTCGACGACGCCAATCACATCGTCCAGGTCATACGAGTTATGGGCGTTGAGGAACGGTGCGCCGTTATTGAGACGATCCAGCCGGACAGCGTCTTCGCTGACTTCCAGCTCCTCCATGTAACTGCCAACATCCCAAGACCAGCGGCGCCCTTTTGCGCCAGTGGTCCAGGTCAGCTCGACAGTCCGCGCGTCAACGTCTACCGATCCCGCACGCACCGCGGCGCGCAGGCTGAGCATTGGTGTTTCATGCGTCTTGTTTGTCGTCGCCTGATTCGGAGTTGGCATCGTCTGGTTTCTCATCGGTGGTTGGCGGTTGACTTGGTGAGCCAGCAGCCGCAACTCGGCGCGGGTCGCAATCCAGGACCAGGCCGTACTCGTCGATCATTTCGTTGGCTTTCTGGATTTGCTCGGCATGCCGTTTCGGGTCAGTAATGCCGAGCTCGCGCAAAGCATCGGGCCAAGTGGTCAGGCCATTGCGCACGCGGGTGATGACGTTTTCCGTTTCTGCTTTTGGGTCGACCATGTCGCGGCGTGGCGGCACCCAGTAGGCTTTTACGTCGTCGGTCACCCCGCCAGGCAGGAGTACCTGAGCTTCCATGAACCAGCCCCAGACCTGGTCGCACAGTTGCGGAATCAACATCCGCCACTGCCACACGTCCACTCGGCGAGCGAAGTTCAACCATCCCATTCGCCCGCTCGAAAAGTTGACGCCTTTGAGGTCGCCAGTAAGCAGTTCGTATGGGACGCCCAGACCGACTGCCATTGCGTGCAGTTGTTGCCAGGAATAGGTCGTGTAGCCGTTGAATGTTGGCGGCGTGCCGAAGCTGACGCTTTCACCAAACCCGAGCTCCTGAACGATGCCAGGCTCAACTCGATCAATGAGCGCAGGCTTTTTTCCGCCGTGCGTACCACTATTCTCGTCTTTGGTGACGAATGCCGCGAAGCAAGAGGCGATCTTCGCCTGCTCCATCACCGCATCTTCCATCTCATCGAAGTTGCGCATGCGTTGGATGACCGGTGCCAGCCAGCTGTAGCCGCGGGCCTGCCCCGGACGCTTGCGCAGGAAAACGTGAATCACATCTTCGGCCGGTACCCTGCGCGATTGCAGAGCCCCCCAAACGGCGTTCGCACCTGGGTGTTCATCGAACAACCAATACGCGACCCGACGACCAAGGGCGTCGAACTCAACGCCCTGAATGATACGGTTGAGCCCGACGATGTCTGCCTTCGACTCATCGAGGAAGTCGGCTTCCAGCACCTGAAGCTGCACAGGAACGGGCAGACCGTCAGAACTGAAGCGGCGGCGCCGGCGGACCAAGCACTCACCGCTTTCGGCCACTGCCTCCATGATCATGTGCTGCAGGCCGTAGAAATTATCCAACCCGTCGGCATCGCAATCGGTTGTCTCAGCCCAGGCCTTCCACAAATCCATCAGCCGCAACCCATCGCGATCACGCTTCGCCAAGGGCAACGGGACAATCCCGGCCCCGACGGCGTTGTCAGCAATACCGGTGATACCGCGCTCACCGAACGGATTGTTACGGCGCTGATCGCGGGCCCGGTTGCGAAGCTTGGCCAGTGCCGGAGCGTTCTCAACGTTGGCGTCAGCACCAGTTGCGCGCCAACCATCATTACGACGGCCACCAGCTGCGCCTTCAAAACGGCGCTTGATCATGTCCAGCGCCAACTCGGTGCGCGCTTTCTTCAAACGCTGCTCTGAGCGCCTGGCCGCGAACCCGGGGAACAGATCATCAATCATCCCCATGTCAGTACCCCTTGGAGAACGAGGCGTACCGACGGCCGCCGTCGTTGCAGGCGTTAAGTCCGAGCTCAGCGGCCATCAGCTTGAGGATCCGCATCATCTCGTCGAGTGACCGGTAGGTGACGCTCTTGTCGGCATAGCGGACCGACAACGCCCCTTCGGCGATGGCCGCCTGCAGGGCGTTGTATTGCTCGATCGTGTAGGCCATCAGTTTTTATTCCAGTGTGAGGATTTCTTCCGCGGCCGTTCTTCAGCGTCCGGCTCGTTGCCGCCGGTGACAGCTGCAACCAGCAGATCGAGATCAAGGCCGAAACGCTGCTGGCAGATGCGCAGCGCAGCGAGCGCGTAGACGAAGCAGTCGAGCGCCTCGTTTCGGCGGCCGCCGCTGTCCCAGCGCATCACACGCTTGCCTTTGGAGATGGCTGCTTTTTTCTTTTCTGAGGTGAGTTGCTTCACCTCCGATTCGTCGCAGATCGCGTCGTTGGCCGGAAGGTGAACAACCCCGGGCTGAGACACGCCCGCCTGGGATGCAGCTGTATCGACGGGGAGCGCCATCCGGCTGTAGAGCAGCTCTTTGGCGTTGTCGGTACCGACCTCGGTTAGGAAGACCTTGTGCACCTTGTTCTTCGTGCGCGGGAAGTTCGCGATCGGCTTGCCGTAGACGGTCGCGCCACGGATTGGAACAACCCAGTGCACCCCGTGCTTTCGGCTCTCTGCATACACCTCGTCGGCATAGTGGCCGCCAGCGTCCCATGTCCAGCGCTCCACCTTCATGATGGTGCCGTCCACGCGTGTGAACTGCCGGTGCAGCTCGAGGCCAACCTTGCGGCGCAATTCCTCGCTAGCCGGATCGCCCATCAGGATGAAGCGATGAACCAGCCAAGCTTCCTCACCTGGACCGAAAGCCCAGACCCGCCCCTCGAACCGGTCGTCCTGTGTATCGATGCCGCCGACCAGGACCAGGCCAAGGGCCGGGACCTGCGGAAAAACTTCACGGCGACCGTACAGAACTTCCGAGTCGAGCTTCTCGCCCTGGTCGTCGTCCCACGTTTCGCCGCGGGTGGTGTTGATGAAGGTGATCAGCTTCGATACATCGCCTTTCACCTTCAGCCATTCTTCGGCCAGGCTGAGCCACGTACTCCAGGTGCTGTAGATCGCCCAAATGCTGAAGCTGACTGAGCGAGGGGTGCGGATGATTTCGTCATCGATCCCAAACCAGTCCATGCCGTCGCGGGTCCAGATGCCGGTGTGCTCGCAGATCCACCGCCCTGTCTTGGACGCCTCGACCATTTCGTTGTGCCAGATGACGCAGGCAGCGTGCTCGCACACGTACCAGGCTTTCTCGGCTTCACCGAGCGCGTTCTTTTCCCACTTCAGGCCGAACTCACAATCCTTGCCGCCCCACTTCAGCGTCTGTTCCTGCCGGCAGTGCGGGCAGTTGATGTGGAACTTGAGCAGGTAGGGCGACTCTTCGACAGCCTTGGTGATCTGACAGGAGCCCACTCGTTTCGGCGTTGAGCCGCGAATTGACTTCGGGTAGATCGCACCGTTGAGTCGCTTGTCGCCCAGGGTGATCGGCGCGCCCTCGCCTTCGACGCTTTCGTCAAAGTTCGAGAGCTCGTCGTAGATCACTTCGTCGGCAGATTTCTCACGGTAGTTGCGCGAGGCCTTGCCGCCCCGGATCCAGAGTGTTCGCCGGTTGGCGAATATCTTCTGGTCGAGGGTGTTGTCGCTGTGTTTGCGGCCAAACCACGGGGCCAGGTCGCCCAACACAGGAACGTCACGGATCATGCCGTTGATGTGGCTTTTGCTGATGTCCTCGGCGTCCGGGTCGGTCGGGCTCCACATCATGACGTTGCGGCGCTTGTGCTGGATCTTGTAGCCGATGTTCGCCATCAACAGCTTGGTGTAACCGATCCGCGCCGACTTGATGAAGTTGACGACGTTGATCAGGTCGTTGCCCATGCTGTTCAGGATCGCAACCTGAAACGGCTCGGTCGTCCACTTGCCCTCGTTGTAGGAGGACTCAGCGGACATGTAGAAATTTGCATCCGCCCATTCGACGGCGGTTTGCGGTGGTTCTTTGTAGAGCGCCTGGAGCCCTAGCTTGATCGACTTGCGCAGATCATTCAGCCATGGACTCAACGTACTCATCTAATAATTCCGGAAGTTGCTCGCCAAAGCTGGCTGCAATATTTCGAGCAAGCGCGATCTCCCGCTCCACCGACTCGATGATTCGAGGGTCAACCTCTGGGTGACGCCGAGTGACGGTCTTGCCGACGGTGTCCAGTTTCGAGCCGATCTGTGCGGCGATTTTGGCAAGGGCAAATGTGGCGAACGGGACCGGGACCAGCTGTTTGTCCAGCACCAGGTTCTTCTTCTCCTGGGCGATTCGTTGGGCGGCGGTTAGACCGCGACGCTCTTCGAGCAGTTTGTACTCGATCAGCGGATCGAGACCTTCGGTTCCCTCACCTGCGGGTTGTTGTTTCCGAAGCGAGTGTTCGACGCGGTTTTCGACCACGTTCTGCACGGTGTAGAACGCCTCTCGACCAATGCGTGCGACGGGATCAACTCCCCATTTGTCAAAGGCTTGCGGAGAAATCCCCAGGCTCGAAGCCATCTCGGATTTGTTCAACCACCCGCGCTGTTTGGTTGTTTCGTTTTTGGCCATGATTAAACAACAACCAACCTCTGAAAAAAGGTCATACATGTTTGATGGGCGGGGCCCGAATTACCCGCATAGGGCCAGGGCCCCGGGAAGGACCCAAAGGGGGGGGCCTCCGGTCCTGCCCGTCAGCCCCGCGCTGTCGACAGCGCCTGGTCCATCGCGCTGGCGAATTCCCTTGCTCGGTTCGCCTTCACGATGTTGTCTGCAATCTTGTAGAACGGGACGATCACACGATAGCCAGGCTCACTATCACTGAAGACAAAGACGGGCCGAACGGCATCACCGAACGCGGTCTTCCTCTTCTCCCAAATACCCTGCGTGCCATCAACATCACCGGCGAAGTACTTGTCGGCGTTGCCCTTGCGCTTGCTGCGCTTGCTGCCTGTGGCATTGGCCTGCACACCACTGACCGTCTCGGCAGCACCAAGGCCCGACAGGATCTTCATGATCGTGCCGCGTGGTACGTTGCCGAATTGGTTGAGCGCTGATGGCGCCGGGATCGCGTACTGCCCTGGCTTCATGAGGCCTTTTGCAATTAGGGCTTTCTCGAAGCGCTTGTGTGGACGGCGTCCGCCCTTCACTACCTGCTGAAGGTAAGTGTCAGCGGGAACGCCAGAGGTCCATGCGTCCTTGAAAAAGGTTCTAGCCTCTGGATTTTCCTTCTTGGCAGCTTTGACATAGAGGCTGTTCATGGTGGTGGCAGTCGGTTGATCCAGGCGTTGCCGCATGACCGAAAGCTCACCTTTCTTCACCAGTACTGCTAACCGGGTGGCCATCAAGGCAAACGCGAACGGAAGCTGTTTGCTGCCCAACGTGCGCAAAGCCTTCGACAGTTCTTCCACATTGGTACTGGCATCAATCTTGACCATGCCTCACCTCAAAATAAGCGCTTTCAGCGACCTATTCAGCACGCCGAGGAAGCTTGAAGTCGGCGAACCGATCAGCCAAGTCAGCAATTTTTTTCACTCCAAGAAAGCCAATGAATACACCGGCCGCAGTGGCGAAGTTTTGCGGCAGACCGAAGTACTCGAGTAGCGGGATCAAACCAATGGTGATGAGCGTGCAGAGCGAGGCCTCCAGCAGCGCCTGCCGCCGAGTGCCGCCACCGTAGATGATGCGCAAAGCACCCACCACGAAAGACAGTCCGCCGGCATAGATCGTTGGTGAGTGCTGGCTGAGCCACGCGAGAACGAGCAGCCAGGTGTCTGGTTTGTCTGGCATGTTTGACATCTCGGAGTCCTCCCTCTCGGGGAGTAAATAGATCCGGCTCCAACAGCACTCCCAGCTCGGAGCAATGGGTGTGGCGGAGCCGAAAACGAAAAAGCCCCGGCGAATGCCGAGGCTCTGTGAACTGTAGAAAGCAAAAAGCCCAACTCAGGGTCGGGCTTTGCTCGCGGAAAAACCGCAAAGTAACTGAAATCTATATACCCGCCCCGGTCCTGTCAAGCAGCCTCTCGACGAATATCTAAAGCACCATCAATCCAGGCGATCCCGGCCTTCCAAAGCTGCCGGGTCTTCTCTTCGCCGAAGCCTAGCTTCTTGCCAACGTCGACCAGCGCCTTGTCCCTGGCGGTGTAGTACTTCATCAGCACGTTTCCGCATTCGGGGTATCGTTTCAACAAACGACCCATCAAACCGTCAATCATCAAGGCGTCGTCATCGGTGATCATCGGCGTGTGAAGGGTGTTCTCGCGGGATGCGCAGCAGGACACGCCGGAACCCAAAACCACCCAGCGGCCCCAATGCTCCAGCAGGTCTTCCGATGTGCGCTCGGTGAAGCTCTTCGTTCTGGCCATGATCACTCTCCCCCGCTTTCATTGATTGCTCGGCGTCCACCGCGAGCAAGTATCTTGTCCTGACAGCCGTGAATGGCGGTGCAAAACTCCTGGTGAGCCATTGGATGCTCGATGGGTAATTTCAGAAATTCATTCCAGGCTTCTGCAAGAAGCCCAACTACTTTCGCCTCCTGCTCCGTCACCCTGGCCGTTCTCATTATGAATTTGGCTGCCATCGATCAATCCCCCGTGAAATTCGAACCGCCGGCGCCGCGACGGCTGTTCTGTTCGTACTGCGCGGCGGGGCCATTCACCAGCACTGGGCGCTTCAATTGTTCGATCTGGTGGTCGGCGGCCTGCAGGCGGATGCTCAGCTGCGTAACCAGAACCTCCAGTGGCAAAGCCTCGCCGGTATCAGCTGAGACCCAGCCCGAGGCATTGCATTGCACACAGGCCAAGTCGTGGAAAACGCCTGATACCACCGCGCGACCTCGGCAAGTCGAGCACTTGGCCAAGTCCAGTTGGGCAGTTCTAAAAGACGGGCCGTGACTCTTCTTCATCGCCGTCACTCGATCCATTCGCCGCTCCCCCAAGTCAATGGGTTCAACCACTTCCAAGCAGGCCCCCAGACAACCACTGTGTCCCGCCAGCCCTGTCTCGATCCGCATCTGCCACAGAGTCTTTCGGATTCGAACGAGTTGTAAAAACCAGCGTCATGGCAATCGACATCGCCGATCGAATTGCAGGCTTTGCAGGCAATAGCGTGATGAAATGCCATTTTTAAACCTCGCCTATGGTTGATTCTTGAATGGCCTCGCAGGCCTTGTGTTCTGCGGCTTCCAGAGCATTACCGGAATCTCCGAATCTACTGCCGGTCAATCCGTGAATCAGGGCGAAACCCTTCTGGTCTAGATGGGCGTGCCACTTCTCCAGGGCATCGCGCTTGCGGCTCATCACGTCCGACTGGATGTACACCTTCACGTTGTGGCCCATGGCATGGTTGATCAGCAGCTCACCGATCAGATGGTCGATGCCGATGTCTGCCCAGCCGGTGCGGGCCACCTTGCGCAGGTCGTGGCTGGTCCAATCGCCCTTGCCCAACCGAGTGAACACGGCGCTGGCCTGGCCTTCACTCAGCGGCTTGCCATTGCGCGCCGGGAACAAGTACTGCCCGTCGTAGCCATTGGCGTACTGCCAGTCGCGGTAGCGCTTCAGGATCTCGCACATCTGCTCAGTCAGCGGCAGGTGATGCTCGACGCCGGTCTTGGTGTGGTCGCCGGGAATGAACCACTCGCGCTCGGCCAGGCTGATGTGTGGCCACTGGGTCAGCCGGCTTTCGCCGATGCGCGTGCCGTGGCAGAGCATCAGCAGGGCCAGCATCGCGTCACGCGGGGCAGCTGCGAACACCTCGCCCAGTTGCTCGAGTAACTCAGGCAGTTGTACCCCGCGCAGCCGGGACGGCTTGATCCCGACCTTGGTCTTGGAGAAGTCGCTGAACTTGATGCCGGCCATGGGGTTGGAGGCGATCAGTTCCAGCTTGAAGGCTTGGCGGAAGGCCAGGGCCAGCAACTGGAACACCAGGCGCACGTAGTCTATGGACAGCGTCTCTTGCAGCGGCCACATGAGCTGGCTGTCGAGGATTGCCTTGTCCACGTTGGTCAGCGGCAGTTCACCCAGGCGCGGAATCAGGTGGCACTTGATGGCCGAGGCACCTGTCTTCTTGCGCTTGCTCGACAGGTTGCGATCACGGGCCATGCGTTCGGCGAACCAGTCCAGCAGTTCGCCTGTGGTGACCCACTTCGAAAGGGTCGACCCGGCACCAGCTTCGAGGCGCAGGCGAATCGCCGGCAGCGCCGCGACGACCTGTTTGGTGTTGAGGTCGGGGAAGTGGCCGATGCGGTTCCATTCCCCTTTCACCACCAGGTACCACGATGCCCGGGCACGATCCCGATTGAACCGCAGGTAGAGACCGCGATTCTCGATGTCGCGCAGGTTCCGGACGCCGGCGACGGCCTGGCGTTTGATCTCGGCATCGGTGATCTTCACCGCGGCGCTGCTCATGCCGCCACCACAGTCGGCGCCATGCGCAGGTAAGCGCGAATCTGCTCCATCGTGTCGAAGTGTCCACGGCACACGACCGCGAGATAACCCTGGGCGTTGAGTTTACGAATGCGTTCGTGCTGGCTGTCAGAGATCGCCGCGTCGTTCGGCGGCGTGGCTTTGAATTCGATGTACAGGCCGAAGAACCCGCCGCGAGCCATAGGCAGGACCAGATCCGGGATGCCGGCTTTCACCCCTTGGGCCTTCAACTTCGCGGCGACAGCCTTCACGCGATGCCCGCCATTCGGAACGTGAAAGATCAGGTCAGCGACTTCGGGCATACGGGCGCGCAGCTCAGCCATCAATGCCGCTTGTTCCAGTCCCTCACGATCGACTGGCTTGGCGCGGGCGGGCCTGGTATTGAACAGTTTCATGCTGGCTGGACTCACGGGCGATCACCTCGCACCAACCGTTGCCGCCGAGTGAGACGGCGGATTCCATATAGCACGCCACCGGACAAAATCAGCATGAAGCCGAGCCAGAGATGGAACAGGATTTCATTCGGATAGGAGCTCATACCTTCTCTCCGGTGAGTTGATCGATGACTTCGAAGGTGGATGGCCACATCTTGAGTCCGTAGGTATTGGCTGCTTCGATGGTTGCAAATAGCCCAATCGCGCGGTCTGGTTTGTCCGATAGCTCCCACTTGTAGGCGCAGGCGTGCACGGCGTAGCGGTACTCGGCTGGGTCGGCGGGTGCGAGATACGGGTTAGGCATGATGATCACCTCCCACGACGCGCGGAGAAGGCGTCAGACCAAAACGGCGCAGAAGCTGCTCGCGGGCGGACTGACCATCAGTTGGAATGCCCATTCGCGATACCTGTGCCTCCGCAACTCGCTCGGTCAGCTCGGACGCCCACTCGACTTGGGACTTGCTACCGTCATGGCCGATACCAACGGCGATCTCTTCCAACGGAAGTCCCTTCACCAGCCTGCGAATCGTGATGTCGTAAGCCCGATCGAAAACCTTGCTGGCTTTCTCAGGAATCTGGTCGCAGAGGTTGTGGATCTCACATTGGAGCGCTGCGTGCCGTACGGCCGGATGAGACCAGGTGCGCTCGCCAAATCGGCTCGGGTGCGAATTATCCAGAGCTTCGCGGAAGGCCCTGTCGTGCGAAGGGATACCCAGCATTTCAGGGGTGGGCTGGCACCACTTGATGAACTTCCCGACGCTGGGCGCGAAGTCGCCGCCGAGGTTTCGGCAATTCTGGATGCCGTACCGGATCTGCTCGATCTGGTTGATACCCTCGGCGATGAACGCTTTGATCCAGCTACGCTTCGCCGCATCCAAAGTTTCGTCGTCTGGCCACGCCTGACGCCAAGCCGGAAAGATGGCCTTGAGCTCCTTGAACAGAGCGTTGACGACTTCGGCGGTCCCCGGGGCGAGCTGAGTCGGCACCGACGGAATAACCGGCGGCAGATTGCCCATGGTTTGTAGGAGCATGGTGGCGCTTTTAACGGTCGGCTTTTTCGCAGGTGCGTTCATCACAAACCTCCAAGGTCGTCAGCCCAGCTGGTGCTATCGAAATCAGGCGCCTTGCCCTGCCCCGACGCCTTGACACGCTCGCGCTTCACCCACTGCACCAACCGGAAGCACCAGCCAGCAGCCGAGTCGACGGTGGTGGACTTGGCCACGAAGAAACCCTTGAACGCACGGACGGCTGCGTCAGGCACTGCGTCAGCAGGCAGACCAGCAATCGCGATCTGGTCGGACAGGGATTTGGCATTCGGCTCCCAGGCAGCGAACATGGCGAAGCGTTGGCGATCATCCGGCGCATCGACGGCGGCCTGGTCCTGTCGAGAAATCTCATCGGCCAACTCGCGCTGCAGCTGCTCTTCGGTTACCTGATGGTTAAGTGATGGATTGGGTGCAGCCGCTGCACCCCGTTCTGTCTCAGGCTGCACCCCGCTCTGTTGTGAGTTGCAGCCCGTTGCATCATCTGCACCCCGTTTTGTACGGGGTGCAGGATTTGCACCCCGCGATAGTTGGAGGTCGTACACGACTGGGCGGCGGTCATGACGATCGATGTGCACGGCGGCAATAGCTTGGTTGCCCTTCTGGATCAGTCCGCCCTTCTCCAGATCGTCCAGTTTGTAGCGCACGGTGCGCTCTGAGAGTCCGGTGTCCTGAGCCAGTGTCGAGGCAGATGGAAAGGCGCCAGCACCATTCGAACCGGCATAGTTGGCCAAGCACAACAGCACGTGACGCGCGCTCGAGTCTTTCAGGGTTTCAGTGGGCAGAGAGAGCGCCCAGGACATTGCTTGAACACTCACAGCGAGGCTCCGATGTTGAATTCGGCAATCCCGCGTGACGACATGGTGTGACACGACACTTTCTGTGATTGCCCCAAAAGTGTCGCGACATGTTGGATGTTGCCGGGGGTGAAGTGGTTGTGCATAATCAGCTCCAATACGTTTTACAGCTGTTGAAAAAGCCGACATCGACCGTCGGCTTTTTTGTGCGCGCTATTCAGGCAACCTTCACCGACGCCTCCATCACATCCAGGCTTCGCCGGACATGTCCAAGCTCCTTGCGAATGGCCGCTTTCTCGATTGGGGAAACATGGTTATCGTCCAAGGCTTCGTGCACCGCGATGGTCAAATCCGCGACCTCTTTACCAACGTTGATCAGTGATGCCGTGAGCGCTCTCGGCTCAGCTGCGACTTTGGAAACCAACTCGTAACCGAACTGACCAGCCAGCGTCATCAACGGGCGCATATCGCCTGTGTGCAACAAGATCCCGAACAGGTGCTCGATGGTCAGGTGATGGGCATCGTTGTCGGGATTGGCGCGTTGCAGCAGGCTCACATGAGGAACGCCCATCTGGCCGGCCAGTACCTTCGCTTCGTTGTCGAGGACCGCGCTTTGGCAAGCCCGCAGAAATTCGTCCATTCGTAAAACCTCAAATTTGTTTCCGTGGCGCCCTTGATATGCCTGGGCGAATATTTACTCAGCGACTTAGGCGACAGTTTTTTTGGGATGCGCTTCTGCAAGCAACCAATCGACTTCGAACGGTTTGGCATTCGCGGACGCCAACTCAGCGATCTTTTTTGCGTACTGGGTTTCCCCGGTGTACTCGGTGCGCGGCAGTGCATCCGCCACAAGCCACTTGTAAATAGCTCTCGGAGTTTTCCCGCATGCCAAGGCCACGGCAGGGACGCCGCCAGCAGCATCAATCGATTTCTTGAGCGGCCGCATGAGGCCCTCCGTGTCAAATATGAACTTACGGTACATATTATGTCGGAACTGAAAGTACACGCAAGGACATGCGATGCTGAACCAATGGTTCACATAGAAGATATTCGTGCGGCGTTTGTCGCCCGCCTCAAGAAGTCCCTTTCCGCCCACGGCATTGACCAATGGGGGGCTGGCGCGCGTTTAGCGGAAATCGCTAAGGTCACCCCCAAAGCTTCGAGCAAATGGCTCAATGGTGAGTCCTTACCAGGCCCAGCCAAGATGAGCGCAATCGCGGAAGCCCTTGGTGTAAAAATCGAGTGGCTTCAGCATGGCGCAGGGGATGAACCCGAGTTATCAAAGCTGGCGAAGGGAGAAAGAAATGATACTGATGATCACAGCCAATCGGCAGCGGAAATCGTCAGGAACATGCTTGCGAAGCAGGGGAAAGGACTGTCAGAAGATGCGCGCAGGAGATTACTTGCAGTCGCAGAAGCCGACGAAGGCGGCGCCATTGGGCTTGACTACTACCGCCCCGGCGCGATGGGTGACGAAGTCTGGATCGCGCATTACGACGTCCGCGCAGCTATGGGTGGAGGTCAGATACCCCACGATTATCCAGAAATGCTTCAGGACGTTCGTGTAAGCCCCCAGCATCTACGCGAGATGGGCGTTGAGTTCAAAGAGCACTTTCATCTCAAGATGGTTACCGGTTGGGGTCAATCGATGGCGCCAACTATCAAGCACCGCGATCCACTACTCGTCGATATCAGCATCCGTGAGTTCGTGGGTGATGGGATCTACATGTTCTCTTGGGAAGGTCACCTCTACATCAAGCGGCTCCAATGGGTTGGCGACGATCAGATCAATATGATTTCTGATAATACCAGGCACCCTCCGCAAACGATCAGAGCTGACGAGACCTACATCCAGGCAAGGGTGCTGCTGGTGTGGAATGCGCAATTGGTGTAACCCTGGATCATCTAGCTCGGTAGTGGTTAGCGCCTAGTGCAGCCACACCAACAAACCTCACTCACGGAAATGGATCTCCTAATGCGCAAAATCGTTCTTTCTGGTTTGATTGCTGCTATCGCGATCGTGGTCTATACGCAAATCACACTCTTTGTCGTGCCCCCTATCGGCGCAGTGCCAGAGGGGCGAACCGTAGTTATGCTAAGATTAAACAAAACGAACTTCATCGACAGCCCTGACGCTATGTGCGATCGAATGCAAGGCGGTGTCAGCTTGCTATGCAGAGGCATGACCATGGCTGCAGTCGTAGAAAAAACAAAAATCATCGCAAGGCTGCCCTACTCGGACTGGCTCTATCTTCAATCTACCGACGGTAAACGATTCAATCATTGAGTCACCAATTGCGCTGAAGGCCGCAACGGACTGTTAAACCAGATACGGCAAGAAATACTTGCAACGCTCAATTGAATAAAGCCCGGTCTAGCCCCGGGCTTTTTCGTCCTGCCTCTACCCTGCTTCGATCCGAATCTAAAGCCCGCGACCGTACGGGATTTTCATCGTTTGGATCTCAAAAAGTGCAGTGGATCGCGGCGCCTACAAGCCAAGTATCTGCCTTTTCTTGGCCTGGAATTCTTCTTCGGTAAGGATGCCATTGGATCGAAGTGTGGCTAGACGCTCCAAATCATCTAGATATGACCCCTGCGCAACAGGGGCTGAAGTTCGGCCAATGAGTGGCTGAAGCTTACCGCGCAGCACTTCAAATGCTGGCTGTTGATCCCTTGTAAAAAGCACCGTGTTCTCATCTGATGCAGCTTGGAAAGCCCCTCCTTTAGCCTCACTTCCGCCCTGGAACGAAAACTGGATGTATCCGTTGGTGAACATTCCGGCCGACTTGAATTGGAGCGCAGTTAGGAGTGAGATCGGTATCTCTTTATCGCCCTTCAGTCCCTGCGTCATGAAAGCAAGCACCCCCTTCCGTTTTATGGTGACCGAAGTGTCGCTTAATTCGATGCTGCCGCCATGGCCTTTGAAAAACTCTACGTTGTCACTCATCCCTATTCCGTCCTTATGTAATGCCTTCCGCCCCTGCGCTGGCTGCGCAAGGGTTGGCTGTGGGTTTTATCTCACTGGAACTGCATATCAGCTCGTCACTGAGCGAGCTTACTTATGTCTGCTCGTACCTACCGGCGACTATTCCTTTCCGCCGTACCGATGCCAGGCTAAGACGATCTCCTTCATCGCATTTTTTTGCGTTTCTGGCAGGACGAAGTCGTGGTAGTACTGACGCCCGTCATAGCGAATTACCACCTTCTTGGCAGCAATGATCTTATTCAGCATGACCATGTCTTCGACTGGTGAATCTGACCACTCCCAAATACTGCCCGAGCCGTTGTCACGCTCAAAGTCCAACTTATCCAAATTGAAGACCTGATCATCTGCCTTTATAGTCACGCTTTGCACGAATAGCCAGCTGTCGGCGTAGTAGTTAAATTTCATCCGCAGCGGGTATACGGAAGCTGATCCGTTCTTTGTACCGAAATACAAAGACATGTAGTTATCCAGCACTGGCTGTGATTTGTGCGAAATCCATGTGACGCCTTTTATCTCATCCGTGTTCTTCCTCAGGTTCGTATCAAGGCGAGCGAGGGTTTGCCGTTGCTCCTCTAAGGCTCTAGCAGCTTCAAGCTGTTTTGCTTTCTCGACAGCTTCAATCTTTGCGTTTACATCGCTCACCACAGACTTGGCGCCTTCAGCCTGTTGAGTCTCTGGGTAACGGGCGATTAGATCATTAAGCGTCTGTTTTGCTAGAACGAGGTTCGCCTGAGAAATTTCGTTCTTTGCTCTCGCCAGCAATCGATCCGGGCCGTTTCTTTCAGCATCCAGCTCTGCGCGTAAGGCACTGACTTCCCCCTGAAGCTTATTAACCTCTTGTTGAAGCTTCGCTGCGTTTTCCTTGTCAGCCTGGCCGCAGGCCGTAAGTGAAATTGCGAGCCCTAATGCTAAGAAAATTTTATTCATGAATCCCTTCTCCGTTTGAATACGGGAATCCTATCAAAATGCCATTACTCAAGCCCGCCCCTTACGGGCTTTTTCTTACCAGCTAGAAAGGCGCCGCCTCCTCCACCGCTTCCATACTGTCGACCTCCATCACGTGGTCCTCTGCCGCACTTGCTTCCCACCTCAGCGTCACTGACTCATCGTCGTTGAGTGTCATGTCGATGCCATCTGTTTCAGATAGCAAGCCCATCACTTCCTCCCATTCTCGGTCGCCATCCGTATCAAGACGGTGAATCGTCACCCAGCGCTGAATCTGTGCAACGGGATGGTTGATCATTTCAGAGACGCGGAGCCCAAGTCGCTCCATTCCGCTTCTTTCTTGGCGCTGTGCCGGTTTTGACTGCTTGTTCGTCTTGGACATCTCACCCTCCATTTGCTGTACATGCATCCAGTATAAACAAACTATATCGAAGCGTTTCAAAGGGGTAAATCCCAAATGTGCCCGGCGGGTGATTTCCACCAGGTGTGAACTTCTAAAATATTTATGTACTTTTGGTACTTGACCATTTGTGAACCCATAGTTCATATTTGACTCGTCGCAGCAACATACACACTGCGAATGACCTCAACCGGTCAATGCTCTTTAACAGTCAGCGCAACAAACAACAGACCGCATTGCCTCTACCGGCGACCGGCGAGCAGACAGGCCCGAAAGCCTGCCAACGACAGGAACAACCTGGACAGCTGCTCGATGGTGAAACGCCTTAACCGTGTGAATGACCCGGCAAGCAATGCGCCCCGCCCCTCCGGCGGTAATAGGACGGAAAGCATCACTTCTGCCCATTCACTGAGTGGGCAGCGGGATGCAGGCCTGCATTGAACGAAAGGCTCAACAGAGCAAGGCGACATCAAATGAATTAGGGAATCGACCCATGACTGTAGACATCAGCAACTACACCATCGCCACCCCGCTTCCAATTTCCGAGACCAACCCGATCGCGCTGGAACTGATCGGTTGGCGTGCGCTACTCGAGTGTCCGGAAGTTATCTCGATGCTTCCGGATGGCTCCATGCAGATGACGGCGCCGACGCTCGGAGCTTCGAGTAAGAGCACAAAGCGAACTCGTTGCGAATGGAAGGAGCCAGGTTACTGGTTGTTCTCCAGCGCCGCAGACCACTGGAGCCGACAAGAGATGCGAGTAACGAAGGTCAACTCGCTGCAGAAGGTGGTGATCGCTCAAATTCATGTGAAGGACTCAGAACGACCACCTGTGAAGGTGTTCTGGAACAAGGGAAAAATCATCATGGGGTTTCGATCGAGCTACCTGCAAGACGATCCCGTGAACTCGATGGTGCTGGAAAACGTACCGCTCGGTGCGCTTTTCAAAATCAACATTCACGCCAACTCCAACGGAGCCGTGTCCGTATCAGCGAGCTGTAACGGCGTCAAATCTACGTCCGAAATCATGCGCCTCGACAACACCTGGGACACGAAGACTCTCGCCTTCCACGGCGGCGTGTACAACCAGATCGATTACTCCGACACCACGGATCCTGAGGACGGTTCGATTTGCGTGATCAGTGATCTATCCATCACTCACGGGTAAGACCAACCAGCGCCACGTCGACCTGACGATACCTGCCGGATGCGGATGATTCTGCACTGCGCAATGCGGCCCCCTGCATCCAGTAGGACGGGAAACAAATTGCACCTTACCGGAATAGTTTTTCCAGCCCACTCCAACCGAGGATGACCGCCATGAAATAGACCAAAGCCAAAAATCGCTGCATCTGTGAAAGGCCCGAACGTCCAACGGGCCTTTCTTTTGCCCCCGCCTTTATCCGTCAGCACTCTCCCCTGCGCCCAACGGCAACCAGCAGTAGGCACGAGTGCTGACGAATACACGCAACCCACATCGAGGGATCAGCCATGCAATCACTCATGCAGCAGCGCATCGACGGGCTTCAGGCCTTGCGCCTTCGCGCAGTTATCGCCACCTCCGAGTTCTACTCCCTGATCGGCAAGGATGCGCCCGTGCAGAAGGTGCGCTTCCAAGTGAAGACGGTCGGGCCGAAGGCATACCACATCGTCGACCTGGTCACCGGCAAGACCCGGGGCTTTCGCTTCGAGCACGCCGCCGCTGTCGACTTCGCCATCCAGCTCGAGGAAAAGGCTGACCGCCTCCCCGGAGGTGCGCAGTGATCGGCGTACCTATGCCCAACCCGCGAGACTCGATTATCGCGAACCTGAACCAGCAGCTGGATCAGTTCTTCGGCGCCGGCCGTACAGTGCAGGAAGTCGAAGCTGGCGTCAGCGGCGAGGTCAGCCTTTCCGGCGCCAGCGGCCACAGCGAACGCCTGCGCAAAGAGCGCGACAAGCTCGCACCTATGCTCAAGGCCTTGGCAGAGACGGGCATCACCTCAAGCGCAGCAGCAACGCAAACCCGAATCCGGCAAAAGCGAATCGAACTGATCGCCAAAGAGAACGGCTTCAAGTTCGCGTCGCCAGCATGAGGCGCATCAGCAACCAGGTGCGCCAGCGCCGACGACAGACATGGCTGGATATACCGGCCCACGGAATTGAAGAGGCAGGCCATGGCCGAGAAACAGCAGGAGCCGACGGCGGAAGCCATCAAGCAGCGCAGGAAGCGCGAGAAGGACGCGGCCAAGAAAGCCGCGCTGGGCATCGAGAAATTTACTGTTGAGGTCGCCGGAGTGTTCAAGCCTGACATCAAGCGATTGATGAAAGAGCACGGCTTCAACAACCAGCAGGAGGTGTATCAGAATCTGCTGCGCAATGTGATCGGTGCGGACTTTGAGACTGCGGCCTGGATGCTTCGAAATGTCACGACACCTTACGAGCCAAGTGAAAAGGTGTTGCGACAGTTGCGGGATGGAGGGTTGCAGTACCTAGCGAAGCACCCCGGCGAGCCCGAAGACGAAATCGAAGAGCCGTCAGTCAGTAACTCGAGGTAGTGGCTCAACTGTTGAAAATTCTTTAACCTCATCCCGTGGATGGGAGCCGAGTAAGTTGCCAAATGCATCCTTCACGACGTAGTTACCGTCCTGCTCTTGGACCTGGGTCGCATGCTCATAAATTCGGTAATGATCTTCGTTGTCCCTGAACCATGCCGGCATTTTTCACGCTCCACTTTTACATTCTGGAAAAACCGTTATTGGTGCGCTTTTATTAAACCCGAAAGCGTGTTTTGTACAAGCTGAATCCTGTCAACGCAATTTCTGCAAGCATTGTAGTGATTGATATTTCCAGGTATCTGTCTGATTGCCCCAGGTGTCGAAACCTTGAGGTATTGATCAGCCTCGATTGCACACTCACAAGCGAACTTAAGATCAGTGAGTAGAGTGACCTCAAAAGCCACAACCATACTTGCTGGTATCTCGGCGAGTGCTGTTCCCAAGATATTTAACTGTCGCGACCCATCACTTGCTAACCATCTGTTTTGGTAATCCGTTTCCAGAAGAGCTTGACTTAACTGCTGCATAATTTTTTCAAGTGGATCAGCCAAGTAACTCAAAGTTAAAAGAACATTACGACGATCCCGTTTTTCTCGTGCATTTTCGTGTGCAATCGGAAAGTAGCCTGCAGCGATAATAGCGCCAATTGATCCCAGCGCTTGAACCCAAGACGCGAGCCCTGGGTGATGCTCAATCCAACACGAAACGAATTCCAAACCCATTTCTCCTCCCCTCCGGCTCCATGCCGGGCCGAACACAAATACCCCACTTCAACGAATCACGCCAGCCGGCGAGGCAGGCGTCTGCCTGGAGATTGCCAATGAGCATTCCCGCAAATGCGTTAAGCGACGAAGAGTGCCTTCACTACGCCGCGCTTGATCCAGCGGCGGCTGCCGAACTCACGCGTCGCCTGACAGCGCAGTGCATCGACCCTGGCGCAGAGCGGGAAGAGCTGCGCGAGGATATCCGACGAATCGAAAACGAGGCCGATGAAGTTGCTGATGAGCTGGCGGACCTGCGTGATAGCGCAGAAGACGCCTGCATGTGGATCAAGCGAGCGATGGATCCCGAGGATCAATCGAAAACCATCAACGAATTTTTGCAGAAGGCTCTCGACTGCTTGGAGTGACCCATGAGCACATTTGCCGTATTCGGAATGAGTGAAAACTGGGCCCGCGAAGAGGCCAGAGAAAATACAAGCACCCACAAAACAGTTGATGGAAAGCGGCTCGAACGGACAATTCGTGAATGGGAAGAGGCGGTAGAGGCTCAGGTGGCGAAGATCATGGCAGGCAAAAAATGCGTCCGCCTGTCTCCGATGTTTGATGCCCCCCAGTACGCCCAGCAATTCATGGAGATGGCCAGGGCAAGCATCGTCTGTCGCGACCTGAAAATTAGAACTAAGGCCGTGCTGGTCGATGCAAAGAACAAGCCGATCATCAACGCCAAAACCGGAGCACCCAAGGTCGGCTTTGCTGATTGGCACCCGTCTCCAGCTCACGCAGCCTAATCAATCTCCACCGCCCGGGCATGACCCGGCATAGGACGCCCCATGCCCACAGAAAACACACTCACCCCGTCGCTGCCGGAAGTGAAGCGCTGGCAATTGAAAGGTTTCATCCCTGGCGTTGAAGGCGAGAGCAAAGCTGTATTCCGGCCGGTCGTAGTTTTAGCAGATGATTTCGACCGCATCGCCGCCGAGCGTGACGCCCTGCAGCTGCGTCTGAACGCAGCGGATCAACGGATTGATGAGCTGACCGCGCATCGTCTGGTTGAGCCAGCGATATATCAGAAGCCCATTGATTACTGGGAAGGCTACGGTTACATCGACCGCTCTTGCCACATTGAGCTGAGAAAGATGGTCGATCACCTAGAGAACTTGCTCGATGCGATACCCGAAGGCCCGCTTTACCGCTGCCCGCCCGAACAATTCGAGCCGCTCCCCGGATACCCGCCAGTACCGGATGACAGTAAGCTGAATCCCGCCAAACCGCAGTAACTCCCTCCCCCTTCAAAGTCAGCCGCTATAGCGGCAAGGACAGGTATTGCCCAATGAAAAGAACAGTCGTACTGACCGGAAAGGCGGTCGTTAATTTTCGAAAAGTCATTGAGGGCATGGATGACGATGAGGTTGCCGATCTGGTGGCCAGCGATGACTTACGCGGGGCGCAGATCGATGACGACGATCTGCTGGATATCGAGTGGATCCATGACGATGTCGACATCAAGGTGACGCCATGATCGCCCTCACCTATTTCTCTGATTCCTGCGGAATGAAGGGAAGTTCTCTTGGGCATTTTCAATTTCATTGATCGCTTCTTTCAACAACCCAGCCCTGCTCCACTTCAATGATTCGTCTCCCTTAATTACCTCGATCGTCATCCGACATAACTCATTAACATCCATGCCCTGAAGTCTCGCCGTCCCAATGACGTATCTCAGTGCAGTCTCAAGCGCAGTAATTCGATCCTCGGCCATATGCAATACTCTCTACAGATAAAATATCGTAGACAAAAAAACTTCACCGCCCAGGCATGCCCCGGACTCCGTCCCACTTCAAAGCCAGTGGCTATTAGGAGGAAGCCGCTCGGAGAGAACTCGCACCTCCGGAGGTAGCCAATTGACGAGCTCGACCGACAGCCCAAGCCAGAACTCTTGTCATTGATTCTCTTGGGTGTGAGTCATCAGCCTCTTCATACAGCGCCATGCCATCGGGAGCATAAATCCCGATAAACATCTGAGTCGTTCCGGCACTCGAAAGCCTGACTTGCACGTCTATGTAAGTCCCGTCATTGAGAGTTTCATCGTGTGTTCTGGTGTGGAGCTCAGGGTCTGCCCACTCCCAAAAGACATTGCCTCGGTGTCTCATAAGTCCCTCCTGCCCGTTCCTTGTGAGGGTCAACAAAGTCCAAAACTAGTCCCATTCGAACGAAGTGCAACAGTGCCGAAACAGTATCGGACAGCTGGTCTCAATAGCTGTACGAATTCAAATTCTCTGTACAACTTTCAGCCACCTTTGCGACAAGGACGAAGTAATACCTGAAGAAAAGTTGATGTAGTGCGTGACGAGAACGCGTACATGCACTGCTAAAAGAGACCGCGGCTATGGGGGTCCACCCCGCCAGGCACTTCAGGGGAGAAAGCGTGTACGCAACTGGCGAGGCGAACGAATAAACCATAGCTCAGCCTCTCAACCTCCCTCACACCCCTCATCTGATTCCCATCACCACCTTCTGCCGCCACGCGCGGCATGGAGCATCCTATGAAAAAAGAACTGATCAAGATCAGCGAGTTTCAGCGCCGGCGCTGGGGCGAAGGCGGTACCCCGCAATGCCCACAGGCAATCCGCAACCACATCCGGAACGGAATGGTACCCGGCGAGCAGATCGGCAAACTCTGGTACGTTGATTGGGCCGCTTTCAGCCGCTCGAACGGCAACGACCTGGTCGCAATGGTATTGAAAGGAGCTGCATGATGGTGCCACGGCCGCGCAACCCTGCGAACAAGGGACTTCCGCAGAACTTGTACTACGACGCGCGGCGCTCGACCTATCGCTACCGGCGGCCTACCGACGGGAAGTGGTTTCCGTTCGGCGCCGACCGCCTCAAGGCAATTGATGCCGCGAAGCAGCTGAATCTTGAGTTCATGCGCGGTGCCGACCTGGTCGGTGCCGTAATGAACAACGCCTCAGAAACGTTCGCCGGATTCCTCGACACCTACGAGCGCGACGTCCTGCCACCCCGCGAGCTGGCCCCGGGAACCCAGGGCTTGTATGCGGTGCATTTCCGTCGCTTTCGCAAACAGTTCGAAGGCAAGGCCGTAGACCAGATCACGATCCGCATGATCGCGGAGATGCTGGACGCCCTCACCCCGCGTACGGCCAACCAATGCCGGGCGCTGCTGGTCGACATTTTCAACCATGCCGCGGCCAAAGGGCTGTGCCCGGACAACCCGGCCGCCAGCACAATCAATCGCATCGAGAAGAAGCAGCGCAAGCGCCACACAGTAGAGGGCCTGAAAGCCATCAGGGAGAAAGCACCATCCTGGCTGCAGAACGCAATCGACCTGGCCCTGATCACCGCCCAGCGCCGAACCGACATCCTAGATATGCGTTTTGACGGCGTTCGGGAGGGATTCCTCTACCTGGTGCAGAAGAAGACGGCTAAGGCCAGTGATGCCGCGTGGATTCGCTTTCGAGTGACGCCCGAGTTGCAGGCGGTCATCAGCCGCTGCCGTGACGATGTCGTATCGCCTTACCTGGTGCACCGAAAGCCTGAGCGCCGGCAACAGAAGCAGGCTCAGACCAAGGACCACTGGACGAAGGTTGAGGAACGGTATTTGACGCGTGCATTCAAGGAAGCCAGGGAGGCGGCGAACTGCTACGCGGGATGGAAGGAAGAAGAGATGCCGGGCTTCCACGAAGTGCGAGCGCTGTCACTGCACCTGTACAAGAAAGCCGGAAAGGACGGGCAGAAAATTGCAGGTCATGCGAGCGAGGGCATGACCAAAAACTACCAGCGCGATCACGAGGAAGTCATCTGGTCCGAGGCAATTCCGGACCTGAATATCAGCGAAATCACCGGGTAGTTTTGCGCCAGTTTTGCGCGGGTTTTGCGCAGACACAAAAAAGCCGATCTAGTAGATCGGCTTAAGTGCCTGATTTTACTCAGTAAATATGGTCGGGACGGAGTGATTCGAACACTCGACCCCTAGCACCCCATGCTGGGGACTATAGCAGCCTAACCCATTGTTTTATAAAGAATACACTCAATT